CGTGTTAGAAACTACTAGGAGTAATAAATGGCAGATATAGATAAAGGACTCCCGAACACTAGAAACAAACTTGAGATTCCTTCAGAAGAGGAATTACAAGATGTTGCTGTTCAGGAAGAAAACGTAGAAGAATTAAAAGGACCAGTTGAAGTTATCCCAGAAGAAGATGGTGGAGCAACTATTGATTATGAACCAGGTGCAATTAATATACCTGGCACAGAAGCACACTTTGATAACCTAGCAGATATTTTACCTGATGATGTTACAGAACCAATTGGAAATGAAATGGTTCAAAACTACATGGACTATAAGTCATCAAGAAAAGAATGGGAAAGTGCTTACACAACTGGATTAGATTTATTAGGTTTTAAATATGAAAACAGAACTGAACCTTTTCAAGGAGCTTCAGGTGCAACTCACCCTGTACTAGCAGAAGCAGTTACACAATTCCAAGCACAAGCATATAAAGAATTATTACCAAGTGATGGACCTGTAAGAACACAAATTATTGGAATTAAAAATCCTGCAACAGAACAACAATCTCAACGTGTTAAAGATTACATGAATTATTTAATCATGGACACGATGAAAGAATATGAATCAGAATTTGATTCTATGTTATTTCATTTACCACTTGCAGGATCTACATTTAAAAAAGTTTACTACGACGTACCTCTTGGAAGAGTGGTATCGAAGTTTGTACCAGCGGATGAATTAATTGTACCGTATACGGCTACCTCATTAGACGATGCGGAAGCAGTTATTCATACCGTGAAAATTTCTGAAAACGAATTAAGAAAACAACAAGTTAATGGATTTTATAGAGACATTGACTTAGGTCCTCCAGGAACAGATTCTAATGGAGAGTTATCTAAAAAAGAACGTGAACTAGAAGGAACTAAAAAAACAGGTAAGAACGAACCTGTTTATACGTTACTTGAATGTCATGTTAATTTAGATTTAGAAGGTTTTGAAGAGGTTGGTGAAAATAATGAACCAACAGGAATAAAATTACCTTACATCGTAACAGTCGAAGAAGGTAGTAGATCAGTTCTTTCTATAAGAAGGAACTATGCGCCCAATGATCTAAAGAAAAATAAAATCCAATATTTTGTCCACTTCAAGTTTCTGCCAGGACTAGGATTTTATGGCTTTGGACTCATTCACATGATTGGCGGATTGAGTCGTACGGCAACGGCGGCTCTCCGTCAGTTATTAGATGCAGGTACATTATCAAATCTACCAGCAGGATTTAAACAACGAGGCGTAAGAGTTAGAGATGAAGCATCACCAATACAACCAGGTGAATTTAAAGATGTAGATGCACCGGGTGGTAATTTAAGAGATGCATTCTTTCCTCTACCTTACAAAGAACCATCTCAAACATTATTAAATCTTTTAGGAATAGTTGTACAAGCTGGTCAAAGGTTCGCGGCTATTGCTGACATGCAAGTAGGTGATGGTAACCAAGCAGCAGCAGTTGGAACTACAGTTGCACTTCTTGAACGTGGATCACGTGTTATGTCTGCAATACACAAAAGATGTTATGCAGCAATGAAATCAGAATTTAAATTATTATCAAAAGTAGTTGCACAATATTTACCACCAGAATATCCTTATGATGTTGTTGGTGGTGCAAGAAATATTAAACAATCTGATTTTGATGATAGAGTAGATGTTGTACCAGTAGCAGACCCTAATATATTTTCAATGTCTCAAAGAATTACTTTAGCACAAACACAATTACAAATAGCAACATCAAATCCACAGCTACACAACATGTATCAAATCTATAGAAACATGTATAATGCAATAGGTGTAAAAGATGTTGATGCAGTTTTACCACCACCGGCACCAACAGCACCGATGGATCCAAGTTTAGAACATATAAATGCTTTAGGTGGCAAACCTTTTCAAGCTTTTCCTGGTCAAGATCATAGAGCACACATTACAGCTCACTTAAATTTTATGTCAACTAACATGGTTAGAAATAATCCTGCTGTTATGGCTGCAATACAAAAAAATATATTAGAACATATTTCAATTATGGCACAAGAACAGGTACAATTAGAGTTTAGAGAACAAATGCAGCAAATGATGATGATGCAACAACAAGCAGCAACTAATCCACAAGTACAACAACAGCTTCAATCACTAACAAATCAAGTTGAATCAAGAAAAGCAGTGTTGATTGCAGAAATGACTGAAGAATTTATGAAGGAAGAGAATAAAATTACTTCACAATTTGATTCAGATCCTCTTTTAAAACTAAAATCACGTGAAGTTGACCTTCGTGCAATGGAAAATGAACGTAAAAAAGCAGCAGACAAAGCTGATGAAGACCTTGCAAGAGCAAAATTAATGCAAGCACAGGAACTTTCAGAAGATAAGATGGATCAAAACGAAGATTTAGCAAAATTACGAGCTGGAGTCAGCCTTGCAAAGTCAGGAATTGATCAAGCAGCTGTTGTAATGGACGATAATTAATGTTAAGGAGATAATACTATGATAAACTATAAAAAACAAAAACAGATAGCGGTTCCAGAGCAGAATATAGAAGTAGATCCTAGATCTAAGACTACTGCTGACGGTGCTTTTAACTATATCGCAACAGGTGATAAAGAAAAAGTTAGAGGACAGAAAAGAATGCTAGCTGAAAAGAAAAAACCGGCTACTTGGTACTAAATTATGTGGTTATCGGCAATTAAATTAGCCGTTTCTGCTGGAAGTAAGATTTATGCTAACAAGCAGAGAACGAAGATGGCAATGTCAGATGCACAACTGATGCATGCTGAAAAGATGGCCCGAGGTGATGAAGCTTACCAGGGAAAATTGCTAGAATCTAGACAATCAGACTGGAAAGACGAGGCAGTTTTGATAATTCTCAGTTTGCCCGTTTTGGTGCTGGCTTGGGCAGTCGTATCAGACGATCCAACAGCGATGGATAAGGTAAAATTGTTCTTCGATATGTTCTCGCAGCTCCCGTCATGGTTCACAAATCTTTGGATCCTTGTCGTGGCGAGCATATATGGTATAAAGGGTACACAAATTTTTAGAAACGGAGGAAAAAAATAATGTCTGGATATTTTAGTGTATTTAAAACTTTAGGAACAGTATTAAAAGGAAACAAAAGTAAAGTTTCACCTACAGGTGGACTAGGTAAAGCAATCAAATCTGTTAAAACAAATGTACCTAAAACAGAGATACAAAAAAAATTAAGAGATTTAAAAATTGCTACACAAAAAGTAAAAGCTGGAAAAGCAAAATTAGACCAAACTATTTTTGAAATGAAAACGGGTCAACCTTTTACTTTTAAAAGTAAAAAAGGAAAATCAGAATCAAATAAAGAAGCATACAAAAGAATACAGGGAGAAAATACTAAAGTATTAAAAGGTATGATTGATAAAGCTACTGAAAAAAAAGCTAATGGCGGTAGAATTGGTAGAAGATTTGGTACACCAAAACCAAAAACAAGTGTTGAAAAAATAAAAGAAACATTTTCACCTAAAAAGAATTTATCACCAAAACAAATGAAGATAGCAAAATTAGCTGGCAACAAAAATAAAATTGATGCAGCTGATTTTAAAAAATTAAGGAATAGATAATGGCAAAACTTTGTCCTAGAGGTAAAGCAGCAGCAAAGCGTAAATTCAAAGTTTACCCGTCTGCATACGCTAACATGTATGCATCAGCTGTTTGTTCTGGCAAAGTTACACCAGGTGGCAAGAAAAAAAATAGAGTTAAAAGAGCAGAAGGAAATCCAGATCCAAAAATAAAAAGAACAACTAGAAGTAGACAAGGAGCTGATTTTAATGATCCAAGAGGTTTTAGATTATCAACTAGAAAATTTGGTAATCCAAAAGCAGGAGGTAGACAAAATATAGCTATAAAAAGAGCAGTTGCTATGGGTGGTGGAATGATGAACGATAGAATTGGTTTAAAATCTGGATCTAAAGGTTGTAAGCTAGCAATGAAAGGTAAAGGCAAAGCTTACGGAAAGAATTCGTAATGCGTACACACTTTTCAAAAGGTGGATTAAGATCATGGGTAAAGGAG